ATACCACCTTCACCTTCCCCAGCGGCAACAAGATCCTCTGGGAGTTCAGCGGCGCCACCGACTACGCCTTCTCGATCCACGGCACCGGCGCGTTCACCGGCAACGGCGACCTGGTCCACCTCCACCTTCAGGGGACGCCCGGCGTCACGGCCGGCGCCGATGTGCTCCACCTCGAGGCGGAGGACGCCGACGCCACCGGCCTACGGATCGCGATGGCCAGCTCCGCCCACCAGGCGGCCACCATCACCGGGGCGGTAGGCGTCACCGGCACGGTCACGGCCTCCGGCTTCTCCGGGCCGCTGACGGGCGCCGTCACCGGCAACGCCTCGACGGCCTCGGCGCTGGCCTCCGACCCGACCGCGTGTGGCGCCGGCGCCTACGTGAGCGACGTCAGCGCGGCAGGGGTGCTGACCTGTTCCACGCCGCCCGGGACCTACTCCCTGCCCGACGCCGGCGCCGGGACGAAGGGCGGCCTCGAGCTCGACACCGACCTGGGTGGGACCGCCGCGGCGCCACATGTGGTTGCGACCCACCTGGCCGCCTCGCTCCCACAGGCGCAGGGCGGAACCGGAGCTGGCGCGCTGACCTGCACCGCGGCCCAGAAGCTCACCAGCAACGGCACGGTCTACTCCTGCGCCACCGACATCGACACTGTCTACTCGCTCCCCGACGCTGCAGCCGGGACGAAGGGCGGGATCTTCCTGACCGGGGACCTGGGAGGGTCGGCCGCCAGCCCGGCGGTGGTGGACGACTCCCACGCGCACACCACCACCACGATCAGCGGGCTCGACGCGTCCAACGACTTCACGGCCGGGACCCTGCCTGGAGCGCGCGGCGGCGGTGGGGCGGCGCTGCCGACCTGTGCTGGGACCGACAAGCTCACCGCGAACGGCACGAGCTGGAGCTGCGCGACCGACGTGGGTGGCACCTACACCCTACCGGCCGCCACCGCCACGGTCCTGGGCGGCGTGAAGGGCACGGGATCGGCCCTGGTGTGCTCCGGCACCGACAAGGCCACCGGCTTCGCTGCGGACGGCACCCTCCAATGCTCCACCGACCTCGGCGGCGGCGCCGCGCCCAACTACGTAGAGGTGGACGTGGACTTCGGCTCGCCCTTCGCCGACGACCTGGCCTCCACGGTGGTCACGGGCCAGGCGTGGGTCACCGCCACCAGCAAGATCACCTGCACCCCCACCATGCTCGCCACCACCTCGCGCGAAGAGGGCGCGGAGGACGCGGTGATCGAGGGGCTCGTCGCCGCCGCTCACAGCCGGGTGGTCGGGACCGGCTTCACCGTCACCGTCGCCGCGTCGCAGAACCTAGGGACGACCGGCATCTACAAGATCCATTGCATCGGAGGCTGACCATGACCCGCTTCTTCGCCCTGCTCCTGCTGCTCCCAACGCTGGCCTTCGGCTCCGTCGAGATCAAGGGCAGCGGCACCTCCAACGTCGCCAAGGTCAACTCGGGCTCGTCGCTGCAAGTCAACGAGGGCCCTTCGACGCGCCCCACGTTCTACGCAACGATCTCTGGTGCGACGACTACCGCCGCCTGGTACCTCACCTGTGAGGCGAGCGCCGGCACCGGGTTCAAGGTGTCGAAGGTCTGCGTTACCCTCCCGGTGGGCGCCACCGCAGCGGGCACCATCGTCACCACCACCATCCGGCGCACCACCGCCGCCTCCTCGGGCGGTACGGCCCTGACCAGCAACGGCACGGGCGTCCTCGCCGTCACCGCTGCGGACGGCGTGTCCAGCTACGGTGGCGTCTGTCGGGGGCTGGGCGCCACCATCACGGCGGGCGCCACCATCGACCAGTTCCAGTACCGCCAGGTGGTCCTGCCGGCCACCACCGCCGCCACGAACCCCTACGTGATCTGCCGCGACTACGGGCTGAACGGCGAACAGCCACCCGCCGTCCCAGCGGGCGTGAACAACGGGATCGCGGTGGTGGTGTCGGCGGCGGGGGCCGGGTCCGTCGCTGAGGGCTCGGCCACGATGGTCCTCATCGCGGAGTGACAGTGAAGACGCTGCACAAGGGCTCCGGGTTACTGGTCACGGGGGGCAGATGACGACCGAGGTCATCCTCTCCGCCGGCGGTATCCTGGCGACGGTCCTCGTCGGCCTCCTGGCCTGGTCCATGCGCCGGAACATCACCGACATCGACCGCCAGGTGAGCGATATCGCCACCGACGTGCGCCAGCTCGCGGCGCAGACCGGCCGGCACGGGGAGGCGCTCGCGGGTGGGGTGGTGAAGTTCAGCGCGATTGAGAAGCGGCTCGACAAGATCGAGGACAAGCAGGAGCGGTTCTCGGCCGAGTGCGCCGCCTGCCAGCGTGAGGGAGTACGGGGGTGACCTTCTTCTCCGACCCCGAGCACGTCTGGATGGCGGTCCTGGTGGGGGCCGCCACGGCCGCCATCATGGTGCTCATCGCCCTCGTCGGGGTCTGGCTCATCATCAGGCAGTTCCTGGTGGAGCAGCGCGAGCTCCTGCGGAATGCCCTGCTCGACTCCGATGGCGTGGAGTCGTCGGTCCGCATCCTGGCCGAGCGGGTGAACGGGCACGGAGAGCGGCTGGCCAACGTGGAGCGGGCCGCCGGCATCGCCACCGCGGCGCTGGAGTCGGTCCGGGACCGGATGCGGAAGATGGAGCTGGGGGGTCGACCATGAAGCTCGCCGCCGGACTCGATGCCTACCAGGTCCGTCCCGAGCTGGTGCTGGGGCTGCAGGTCGCGGCCGCCACCTTCGAGGCCTTCGGCCGGGAGCTCCTGGTCACGAGCCTCAGCCGGAGCGGACCTGGCACCCTCCTGCACGGCCGCGGCCTGGCCGCCGACCTGCGCCTGCCTTCGAGGGCGGAGCGGGCCGCCGGCGCGCCGGAGCTCGAGGACCTGGACCATCGGGTGACCGACGCCCTGCGAGTAGCGCTGGGGGGGCCGAAGCCTGGGGGGCAGTGGGACGTCCTGCTCGAGCTCGGCCCCGAGGCCTCGGTCCACTGGTCCGGGGCGCACATCCACATCGAGTTCGACCCCTTGCAGCACCCCGAGGTGAAGGCCGGCCTCGTGGCAACCACGTAGGAGGAGGGCATCACCATGGAGAAGCTGAAGGCGTTCTTCGCGCAGGACGTGGTCAAGGTCATCGCCGCCGGGGTCTACTTCGTCGCCAACGGCCTCATCATGCTGATGGCCGAGGGGCCGACCAAGGCAACGGCGCTCATGGTCTGGAACGGGATCATCACCCCGCTGGCCGTGACGCTCGGCATCATCTCGGGCGGCACCTCCGGGCTGCGGAGCAACGCCAGCCAGGCGCAGACCGCCGAGCTCGTCCAGAAGGGCGTGGTCGCTCCCAAGTGACCGGGGAGGGCTTAGCCGAGGAGGTGGCCGTGCAGGCCATCCGCCTGGCTCTGGCGGCCGGGGTGCCGCTTGTCGTCACCCTGGCCCTCCTCCTCGTCGCGGCCCTGCTCCTGGTGGCAGCCAGGCACCTCCCCAGCATCTCCTGGCCGAAGCCGGACCCGCCGGGGCCGGTGCCCCCCCCGCCAGCCGAGTGGAACCAGAACCCGGCGCAGGGGGCGGTGGTCGTCCCCGGCCCACCGGGCGGAACCACCGACCAGAACCAGAGCGGGTGAAGCCGGCGCCGTAGGCCGAGCGGGAGGGCTTGTCCACACCGTGGCCTACGCTCTCCATCGACATCCTGGCTGGTGGGACTACCGGGTAGCCCGGCCCCGCTGAAGCCAGGGCCCTGGGAGCGGGCGAGGTGCTCCAAGCCAAGCGGGCCCGGTGACCCGGACTACTCGCGGCGACTGGGAGAACCCCACTCGTCCGCTGAGGAGCGGACACCGAACGGGAGCCGCACATGGCCGTCAACGACATCGCGAACAGCTTCATCAAGACGTTCGAGTCGAACGTCATCCACCGGGCGCAGCAGAAGTACAGCAAGTTCCGCCGCTGCGTCACCGAGAAGTCCCCGGGCGCGAGCGAGTCGCACGCCTTCCGGGTCGTCGGCGCCGGCGGCGCGATGGCCGCGCGCGCCAACGTCGGCCTGGTGGGCGGCAAGCGCACCGCCACCAGCTTCGACGACACCGCCTGGAACGACCGCGTGGCCATCCCGGCCCACTACGGCAAGGCGGACAGCTTCAGCCAGGCCGAGGTGGCCCGGATGATCACGGACCCGACGTCGGTGCTCACCCAGAAGCACGCCTCGATGGTGGGCCGGACCTACGACGACGTCATCGTGGCGGCGCTCTTCGCCTCCGCGGCGGACTCGGCCGGCAACGGCAACGCCCACCCGGCCGGCAGCCAGGTCGGCGGCGCCACCACGGCGCCGTCCTTCGACCTGGTCCGCACCGTGCGCGAGGTCGCGCTCGAGAAGGACATCGACCCCGACGAGGAGATGTTCTTCGCCATCTCGCCGAACTACCTCTCGGCGCTGATGAACGACGCCAAGGCGACGTCGGTCGACTACGCCAACGGGAAGGCGCTCATGGGCGGTGGCCTCGTCCAGGGCTGGATGGGCTTCACCTGGATCGTCACCAACCGCCTCACCAAGGCGGTGGTGGGCCCGCCGGCGCAGATCTACGGCGCCGCCTTCACCCGCGACGCCATCGGCCTCCTGGTCATCCAGGACGCCGTCACCGACGTGGGCCGCGACCCGGGCACCTGGTTCGACACGGTGGTGCAGACCACCGTCGACATCGGCGCCGTCCGGGTGCAGGACGCGAAGTGCCTCCGGGTGCACTACCTCGAGACCAACTAGCAGCACCCCGGCGCCGAGGCCCGGGCGGGCCAACCCCTTCTCCCGCTCGGGCCCCGGAGGCCGGCTCAACCTGAAGGAGCGTCTCCATGGCCTACTCGTTCCTGAACCCGGACGACATCCGCTACGCCATCAACCAGCTGAAGCTGGGCACCGCCTGGGCCACCATCCGGTCGGCGCTGGCGCACGTGGACGCGACCTTCATCAACACCCAGGAGGTGGCGCTGACGGCCCTGGCGGCGGCGGAGAAGCGGGAGGTCAACCCGGGCCTGGCGCTCGACTACGCCGCCCTGAGCCAGAAGGTCACGCCCACCTTCACCAGCATCACGCCCGCCTCGCTCGACACCGCCGGCGGTGAGGAGGTGGTGATCGTCGGGACCGGCTTCGTCGATGGCTGCACGGTCACCATCGCCGGCAACCCCGCGACCATCCTGAACACCACTCCGACGGAGCTCAAGGTCATCTCGCCGGCGCACGCCGCCGGCGCCGGCCTCCCCGTCGTCATCACCAACCCGGCGCCGGCCTCGCTGGCGGTCACCTCGGCCGCGGCGGCGACCTACGCCAAGCCGACCCTGGCCTTCACCTCCATCACCCCCAGCTCCGGCCGGCTCGCCGGCGGGACGCTCTGCAAGGTGGTGGGGACGGGGTTCGTCAAGGACTTCGCCATCACCATCGACGGGGTGAAGCCCAACGTCACCAGCTGGTCGCCGACGGCCATCTACCTCGAGACGCCGCCGCACGCGGCCGGGGCGGTGAACGTGGTCATCACCAACCGGAACACCGACAGCGTCACCGGTACGGGCGCCTACACCTACGCCTGACCAGGGGGAGGGGACCATGAAGATCGGCCTCAACAACGACGAGCTGCAGCAGCTGGTGAGGGACCTGAAGGCCGGCAAGACCTGGCCCGAGGTCGTCGCCGAGCGGCTGTCCCAGGTGTACCCCGAGGCGCTCGCCGCCAGCGACTACAAGGAGTGGGCCCACCGCGAGGCGGGAATCCCGCTGCCGGAGGCCGTCAAGGCGGCTCCGGTCGAGGACCATCCAGGCAAGCGCGGCAAGAAGTAGGCGGAGGCCACCGTGGACGCCGTCGGCATCTGCAACATGGCGCTGGGGTGGCTGGGCGCGGGCACCATCACCGCGCTGACCGAGGCGTCCACCTTGGGCGAGCTCTGCGCCGCCAACTTCAACCCCGTGCGGGACGCCGTGCTCGAGGAGCGGGCGTGGCGCTTCGCCACGCAGCGCCGGTCGGTAGCCGCCGACCCGGTCGCACCGGCCTATGGAGCGGCCTACCGCTACCTCATCCCGTCCCAGGTCATCCGGGTGCTCGAGGTGAGCGACGGCGCCGACCAGCTGCTGGACTGGCAGCGCGAAGGCGACTACGTCATCACCGACCAGGCGTCCCCGATCTACCTCCGCAGCGTCGAGCGGGTGGACGACACGGCCAGGTGGACGCCCGGCTTCACCATGTCCATGGCGACCAGGCTGGCGGCCACCCTGGCCATCACCCTGACCGAGAACCGCGCCCTGCAGGCCGACCTCTGGTCCCTCTACGCTCGCCGGCTCCAGGAGGCCGGGGCCAAGGATGGGATGCAGGGCCGGGGCCGCTTCACCACGAACGACTGGCTGCGCCGCGCGAGGGGGTAGGGCGTGCCCGGCCACTCGCCCATCCAGACCTCCTTCGCCGGCGGCGAGCTGTCGGCGCGGCTGCGCGGCCGGGTCGACACCGAGCTCTACAAGAAGGGCCTCGCCACCTGCGAGAACTTCGAGCCGATGCCCCAGGGCTCGCTGCGGATGCGGTGCGGCACCGAGTACGTCGCCGACTGCCCCGATCCCGAGACCCGGCTCATCGCCTTCCCGACCAGGTCGGCCGGGACATTCCTGCTCGAGCTCTCGCCGCTCGAGCTCCGCATCTTCGACACCCGCAGCCTGGAGCTGGCGCTCAACTCCCCGAACCTGGTGGTGGGCGGGCAGTTCGCGCCTGGCATCCCGGGCTGGATCGGCTCCGCGGAAGGGCTCTACAGGGGCTGGGAGGTGCTGGAGCGGTACGCCGGGAACTACGGGCTGCGGCTCTTCCTGGAGCCCTCGACGCCCCCCGTGGGCTACATCCGTGAGTCGATCACCGTCGACGCGGCGACCGACTACCTGCTGTCCTTCGAGCTCTACGACCGCGTGGCCACTGGCGCGGTGCGTGTCAGGGTCGGGACCTCGGCGGGCGGCTCCCAGTTCCTCTCGACCACCATCTCGAAGTACGGCTACACGGTCGTCTCCTTCAACTCAGGGGCGGCCACCACCGTCTGGCTCGAGTTCGCCATCGCGACAACCGGGGTGGCGACCTTCGACATCAGCGTCTCCATCGACGACGTGCAGCTGCGCGACGCGAGCGGAGCGACGGTCATCACCACCCCCTGGAACGCCCAGCACCTCGACGAGATCTGCACGGCGCTGGAGACGGCGAAGGACCGGATGGTGCTGGCGCATCCGAACGTCGAAACCCAGGTGCTGGTCCGCAACGCCGACAGCACCTGGACCCTCACCGACATCACGGACCTGGCCACCGCCCCGCCGGGGGAGTGGACGGGGGCGAACTGGCCGGGGGTCTGCGAGATCTACCAGGGCCGGCTCTGGCTGGCCGCAACCCCGGACGAGGGCCACCGCATCTGGGCCTCCCGCGCCGGCTCGCCCTTCGACTTCACCCTCGAGACCAACGTCGGGGGCACCGACGTGGTGCTCCCAGCGGACGGCATCGACCTCAAGATCTCGACCCGGGGCTCGATCCGGTGGATGCGCGCCGGCCGCGCCCTCCTGGTCGGCACCGACCTCGGCGAGCACAGCATCACGGCCCAGGCCGGCGTGGTCACCCCCACCGACGTCCAGGTGCGCGACGAGAGCGCCTTCGGGAGCTGCGCGAACGTCCCGGCCGTGAATAGCGGCGAGCTCGCCCTCTACGTCTCGGGAGACCAGCGCAAGGTCCGGGCCCTCTCCTACGATCTCCAGACCTCGGGCTGGAACTCCAAGGACATCACATTCACCTCGGAGCACATCACCCGCGGCCTGGTGAAGGAGCTGCATCACGCCAGAGATCCCAACGGCTCCATCGTCCTGCTCCTCCTGACCGGCGAGTTGGCCGTCTGCACCTTCGAGCCCGGGGAGGGGGTCGCCGCCTGGTGGCGCCTCAGCTCCGGGAGCATCCAGTCGGTGGCCGTGTCCCACGGCGCCCTGGGCTCCTACCTCTGGCTGGCCGTGGACCGCGGCGGGAATCTCTTCCTCGAGCGGCTGCCCATGGCCGAGACCGACGCCGCCTACTGCGACTCCTCGGTCACCGTCGAGCTCGACCCGGCCCAGGTGGACCTGACCGGCCTCGACCACCTCGAGGGAAAGACGGTCAAGGTGGTGCTCGACGGGGCTCTCCTGCCCGACCAGGTGGTGAGCGCCGGCGGGCTGACGTTGCCCCAGAGCGGCACCTCGGTCACCGTCGGCCTGGCCTTCACGGCGACCGCCACCACCCTGCCGCTCGAGGGCGGCAACCCGGCCGGCACGGCGCAGGGGGCCAAGCGCCGGCGGACCAGGGTGGTCCTCCGGCTCAACGAGTCGGCCCTTCCCAAGGTGGACGGCGACCGGGCGGCCGACCGCACGCCAGGCGTTCCGATGGGCATTCCAGAGGCGCTCCGGTCCTCCGATGTAGCGGCCTGGGCCACCGGCTGGAACGACGGCCAGGTGACCATCGAGCAGGACCTTCCCATCAGGACCGAGGTCCTGGCGCTCTACGGCGGCGTTCAGGTCAACGAGGTGTAGTCATGCTTCCTCTCGCACTCAGCGCCATCTCTGCCGGAGCCTCACTGATCAGCGCCTTCGGCCAGTCCTCGGCGCAGCGCCGCCAGACCGACGAGCAGGTGCGTCGGATGCAGGCGCAGGCCGCCCAGACGGTCGGGACCACCCAGGCAGCCGGCGCTGCGTCGGGCATCGAGTTCGACTCCAACAGCCTGCAGGCCCACCTCGCCGCCATGAAGGCCGAGTTCGAGCGCCAGGCGACCTGGACGCGCCGGGCCGGCTACGCCGCGGCAGACGCCACCGCCATCAGCGGAGTCCTCGGCGCTGGTGGCGACCTCGGCGGGTCGCTGTTCCGGTTCGGTGCCGCCAACAACTGGTTCAAAACGCCCACCGTGAAGTGAGGGAACGATGACGGTCACGACCACCAAGGTGAAGGACAGCTTCGTCGGCGACGGGGTGACGCCCAGCTTCGACTTTACCTTCCCCACCACCGACGCAGCCTGGGTCACCGTCCTGGTCGATGGGGTGGTGGTCACCGCCACCGTCGCCCTGAACCTGGACCAGTCCACCAGCCCAGGCGGGACCGTCACGCCGCTCCTCATTCCGGCCGCCGGGACCACGGTCGAGATCATCCGCACCGTTCCGCTCACCCAGGAGACCAGGTACTCGAGCTACGCGGCTTTCCCGAGCTCGGCGCACGAGGCGGCGCTGGACAAGCTGACGATGGAGGTGCAGCAGCTCTCGGCCGAGGACACCGACATCATGGACGCGGTGGACGTGGTGGCCGCCGACCTGGTCGAAGAGTCCGCCGCTCGGGTCGCCGGCGACGCCGCGA